GATCCAGAGGCGGTTATCCTAGATGATGGTAGTGCAGAAGTAATCCTCATGCCCGAAGATGGTGAGGAAGAATCAGAGTTTGATGCTAATCTAGTAGATGATTTAGATGAGCGTGAGAAGAACATATTAATTGATGAGTTATTGGGTTTAGTAGAATCCGACATACAGAGCCGAAAGGACTGGGCTGATACTTACGTAAAAGGATTAGACATCCTCGGATTTAAGTATGAAGAGCGTACCGCACCGTGGGAAGGAGCTTGCGGGGTACACTCTACTGTATTAGCAGAAGCAGCTATTAGATTCCAAGCAGAAGCTATGTCAGAGACATTCCCTGCACAAGGCCCTGTGAAGATAAAAATCTTAGGTAGTGAGACTCCTGAGAAGGAAGAAGCTGGTGAACGTGTTCGTGTAGACATGAATTACCAGCTTACTGACAACATGGTTGAGTATCGTCCTGAACATGAAAGAATGTTATATAGCCTAGGGCTTGCAGGATCGGCGTTTAAGAAGGTTTACTTTGACCCTAACCTAGATCGCCAATGCGCTATCTTTGTGCCTGCAGAAGACGTTATAGTGCCTTATGGAGCATCTAACATCGAAGCAGCAGAACGTGTTACTCATGTAATGCGTAAAACTAAAAACGAAGTGCGTAGATTACAAGCTAATGGGTTCTATGCTGATGTAGATATGGATGATCCAGCGCCATACCACACTGATATTGAAGAACGTAAGGCTGAAGAAGGTGGCTATTCACTAACTAGTGATGATAGGTACACTTTATATGAGATCCATGCACATCTTATTATTGATGGTATTGATGACGAAGATGACCTAGCTAAACCATACGTAGTTACTATTGAACGTAGTACAGGTGAATTACTATCTATTAGGCGTAACTATGAAGAGGGTGATGAGCTAGAACGTAAGCGTCAGCACTTTGTACATTACTCTTATGTGCCCGGATTTGGCTTCTACGGCCTTGGACTCATACATATAATAGGTGGGTACGCTAAAGCAGGAACGTCGATTATACGGCAATTGGTGGACGCTGGTACGCTATCTAACCTTCCGGGGGGTCTAAAATCGCGTGGTTTACGCATTAAGGGTGATGATGAGCCTATCGAGCCGGGTGAGTTTAAAGATGTAGATGTGCCATCAGGTAGCATACGTGACAATATTATGCCGCTACCATATAAAGAACCTAGTCAAACTCTACTAGCGTTACTTAATCAGATTACTACAGAAGGTCGTAGACTAGGCGCTATTGCTGATATGGATGTTTCTGATATGTCCGCGAACGCGCCAGTTGGTACTACCCTAGCTTTATTAGAACGTGCATTGAAGCCGATGGCTGCTGTACAGGCGCGTGTGCATTTTGCTATGAAGCTAGAGTTCCGCATGCTCAAAGAGATAATGGCAGAGTATGCACCGGAGGCGTATGAGTACGAGCCACATAGAGGTGAAGTAACGGCTATTAAGAATGATTACGAAATGGTCGAAGTGATACCAGTAAGTGATCCTAATAGTACGACTATGGCGCAGCGTGTGGTTCAGTATCAGACTGTATTACAGATGTCACAGCAAGCCCCACAGATTTATAACCTAGCCCAGTTACACCGTCAGATGATTGAGGTGTTGGGTGTGAAAAACGCGGAGAAGTTAGTCCCTACGAAAGACGATGTAAAACTAACAGACCCGATCAGCGAGAATATAAACGCGCTAGCAGGTACCCCCATAAAAGCGTTTATATCACAAGACCACGAAGCCCATATAGCGGCTCACACACAGTTCTTGGAAGACCCCAAAGTAGCCCAAGGACTAGCTAAAAACCCGCAAGCTAAAGGCATTATGCAAGCCTTACAAGCGCACATTGCGGAGCACGTTGCGTTTAGATATAGAGCTGAAGTAGAGAAGAAGATTGGTGCGGCACTACCGTATCCAAACGAAGAGCTACCACCAGAAATGGAAGTGGAGATGTCACGCTTAGCTGCAGCAGCAGGAGAACAAGTTACTGCGCAGAACAAGCAACAGGCAGCAACTATGCAAGCGCAACAACAAGCGAAAGATCCTATCATCCAACTCAAGCAACAAGAAGTGCAGATCAAGCAGCAAGAAGTGCAGCTTAAAGCACAGAAAGACCAGCTTGAAGCGCAGATCAAACAGGCTGAAGTACAACGCAAAGCCCAAAAAGATCAGATGGATGCCCAAATCGACCAACAACAACTGGAGCTTGATAGACAGGAGTTGGAGATTGATGCCCAGAAAGCGGGTGCGAAACTGGCGGCAGATAGACGTACCGCTAACACTAAACTGGACTTAGACCTTATGAAGGCTCAGTCCGATGCGATGAACAAACAACGTAAGGAATAACTTATGGCTACTACCGTCTTAGACGTGCTGATAGAGAAGATAGACGATGGTGTTAAAAACACTGAATACTATCTTGCTGCAGGTAATGCCAAAGACTACGCCCAGTACAAAGAAACTGTGGGTGTAATCCGAGGTCTAAAATCTGCAAAAGACTTTATTGCAGAAATGCAAACACATTTGGAGGATGACGATGAGTGATTTAAAGATTGTTCAGAAAGATCCCGAAAATGAGAAAGAGCTTGAAGAAGGTCTACCTAAACCTGTTGGGTATAGAATACTTGTTGCTTTGCCTAAAGTAGAAGAAACTTTTGGTGACTCTCGTATTATTAAATCTAGCAAAGAGCAACACTTAGATCATGTTCTATCTACTATTGGTTTAGTGATAGATATGGGTACTGAAGCATATTCTGATAAAGAACGCTTTGATGCTCCTTGGTGTAAGGAAGGTGACTATGTAATGTTCCGTGCTAATACTGGCACGCGTTTTAAAATTGGTGACACAGAGTTCCGCTTGATGAATGATGATTCAGTAGAAGCTGTAGTCCCAGATCCCCGTGCAGTAGCACGAGCGTCATAAGGAGAATAAGATGGGTTTTCAAAAAGTTGAGTTTGAGTTTCCTGATGAGCAGGAAGAAAAAGGCCTAGAGATCGAGGACACTAGTGCAGTGGAGATTGATCTATCTGGGAAAAAAGAGGCTGGTGATTATGAGGCCAAAGAAGAGGAAGAAGTCGAAGTAGAAGTAGTAGACGATACTCCTAAGAAAGACCGCAACCGCAAGGCATCCGCCGCACCAGAAGACGTTACGGATGAAGAGTTAGAAAATTACTCTGAAAAAGTCCGTAAACGTATCCAGCATTTTAGTAAGGGCTACCACGATGAACGTAGGGCTAAAGAATCTGCAGAACGTGAACGTACGGAGCTTGAAAACTATGCTAAAAAGTTAGCGGATGAGAATAAAGCACTGCAAGAAACTAACCAGAAGAGTAAAAAAGCGTTAGTCGAGCAGGGTAAAAAGACCGCTGAAAAAGACGTAAACGTAGCAAAATACGCCTACAAAAAAGCGTATGATGCTGGTGATGCGCAAAAAGTTTTAGACGCACAGGAGAAACTTACAGAAGCTAAGATGAAGTTAGCTAAGTTGGAAGATGTAGATACTTCTTTACAAGAAGCGGAAACTCCTGTACAAAGTGAAGAAACACCGGTGCAAGTCGATCAAAAGGCTGATAAGTGGGCAAAAGATAACACTTGGTTTGGTCAAGATGATGAAATGACTGCATACGCGATGGGTGTACACAATAAGATTGTTAAAGAAGGTGTAGACCCCGCAAGTGATGAATACTACGAGACTATTAACTCTCGTATGCGCTCCACCTTTTCTGGTTATTTCGGGGAAGATGGGCAAACAGAGCAAGAAACTAAGAAGCGAAAATCTAATGTGGTCGCTCCCGCATCGCGGAGCACGTCGCCCAAGAAGGTGACATTAACGCGGACACAAGTAGCTATCGCTAAGAAATTAGGAGTACCGCTTGAACTATACGCCAAAAAGGTTGCTGAAGAGATGAGGAATAGATAATGGCTGAGAACAGACTAAATCGTGAATTAGAAACCCGTGAGAAAACTGCTCGTAAAACTGCATGGAAACGTCCGGAAGTTTTACCGGCCCCTAACGAAGAAGAGGGGTACGTATATCGTTGGATTAGGGTATCTACGAGAGGGAATGTAGACGCTATGAACGTCTCATCTAAATTAAGAGAAGGTTGGGAACCCGTGAAGGCTTCAGACCATCCAGAGATTACACTTGTTACTATCGAGAACGATAGATTTAAAGACAATGTAGTTATTGGTGGTTTGATGTTGTGTAAAGCGCCTAGAGAAATGGTAGAAGAGCGTAATGCTTATTACCAAGATCAGGCGGAATCGCAAATGACTTCTGTGGATAACAACCTTATGAGGGAAAATGATCCTAGAATGCCTCTGTTTAACGACAGAAAATCTAAGGTCACTTTCGGTAAAGGATAATTTAATTTTTTAGGAGTTTATTATGGCTGCTACAGCTTCTCCATACGGTTTCGTGCCAGTGAAAAAGGCGGATGGTACCCCTTTCACTCAAGCACAAGAATCGTTTCCAATTAAAGCCGAAGCCAAGAATATTGGTTACGGTGCAATCGTTTCACTCGCTGCTGGCGAAGTGAAGTTGGCTACTGGTGACGGTACTAACGCGGTTGCGCAAAACTTTGGTGGCTCCAGTGTTGGTGCCGTAGGTATCTTTGTTGGTTGTGAATACATTAACGCTCAAGGTCAATTGATCTTCAGTCAGTATTACCCAGCAAGCACCACAGGTGCTACTGCTTACGTTGTTACTGATCCGGGTGTAACTTTCCAAGTTCAATCTAACACAGCAGTTACTGCTGCAAAACTGGGCCAAAACGTAAACATAACTGGCGCACAAGTTACTGGCGATACTAACACTACAACTGGTAAAACCGATATTGCTGTCGGTGCACCAGTTAAAACGCTTCTGCCGTTTAAAATTGTTGGCTTCAGTGACCGTCCCGGTTCTGCTGCTGGCGATGATAAAACGGATTTGCTAGTTAAATTCAACCTTGCTTACCATAATTATGGTACTGCATTCACGGCTATCTGAGGAGAGTAATCAATGGCTATTTCAAGAGCACAACTGCTAAAGGAACTACTCCCCGGACTGAATGCGTTGTTTGGTTTGGAGTATTCCAAATATGGTGAAGAACACAAAGAAATCTACGAGACTGAGACTTCTGACCGTTCTTTTGAAGAAGAAACTAAATTGTCAGGCTTCGGTGCGGCTCCTACTAAATCAGAAGGCGCTTCAATCGAGTATGACAATGCACAAGAAGCGTTCACTGCACGCTACACGCACGAAACTGTTGCTATGGGTTTTGCAATCACTGAAGAAGCGATTGAAGATAACTTGTATGACTCTTTGTCTGCTCGTTATACCAAAGCACTGGCTCGCGCTATGGCGTACACCAAGCAAGTTAAAGCTGCCTCTCTATTGAATGGCGCTTTCTCTGGCACTACTTATGGTGATGGT